AATTGGTATTCATTGGAAGAAAAAGGTGGAGGAGTTATTGGCGCTTTAGGTACTCATGCATTCGATATGTTGAATTGGTTTTTTGGAGAAGCAATAAACGTGTCTGGCAAGTTAGCAACATCAATAAAAAAAAGACCTTTACCTAATTCATCTGATTTAAATGATGTTACGAGTGAAGATGTATGTTTAGCCAATATAGAAATATCAAACTACAGCTCGAATCTTTTTCCATGTCAGGTATCTTTATCATCAATTTCTAAAAATGGTAGAGGATTTAGTTTAGAAATATATGGAAGCGAAGGTTCACTAATTCTTAAAAGCGAAAACCAAAAAGATTATGTACATGGTTTTAATTTGAAATATTCAAACAACGAAAATAAAATACAAAATCTAACTGCAGATTCAAGTTTTAATTTTGAAAAAACATGGACTGATGGGAGAATAGCTCCAGTTTTGAGAATTCAAAATTTATGGGCTCAGAGTATAATTAATGGAACACCTGTAATCCCAGGCTTATGTGAGGGACTTGCTAGTCATAAAGTTTGCGAAGCCATAAGAGAATCTTCCAAAAGTGGATTAAGTATCAAAATTTAAGGCTATACATTTATAAGTAGCAATTATCACCCGATAAAGTATTGGATTGATTTTATTTTTTTTTCATATTCTGGAAAAATCAATTGAACTGAATTATTAAAGAATGGCTTTAAATTATTACAAAAATGAGCTTAAAGAAAATGCTCAATTACTAGCTTCTAAAGGAAAAGGAATATTAGCGGTAGATGAATCCACTAAAACAGTAGGTAAAAGACTCGCTGGAATTGGCGTTGAGAATACTGAAGACAATAGGAAGGCATATAGAGGAATGCTTTTTACTACAGAAGGTCTTGGCAAATATATAAGTGGAGCAATACTCTTCGAAGAAACTCTCTATCAGAATCACCAAGATGGCGAGTCAATGGTTAAGAAACTAAATGATTTAGGTATTATTCCAGGTATAAAGGTCGATAAAGGTCTAAATCCACTTCCTGGAGGAGGAGATGTTGAAACTTTTTGCTCTGGGCTAGATGGGTTAGTTGAAAGAGCAGCAAAATATTATGAAAAAGGTGCAAGATTTGCAAAGTGGAGAGCAGTACTGCAAATTACAAATGATGGTTGTCCTTCAAAACTATCAATTCAAGAGAATGCCTGGGGATTAGCGAGGTATGCAAGATCCGTTCAAGAATCTGGTTTGATACCAATTATTGAACCTGAAATCTTAATGGACGGCGACCATACTATTGAAAAAACGGCTGAAGTACAAGAAGAGGTAATAAAACAGGTTTATATTGCCTGTCAAGCAAATGGAGTTTTTCTAGAAGGAACTCTATTAAAACCATCTATGACTGTTAATGGAGCAGATTGTCCAAAAAAGGCTGATCCTATGAAAGTTGCTGAAATGACAATCAGAACTATGGAAAGGTGCGTTCCTGCATCTGTTCCTGGAATAGTTTTCTTATCAGGAGGGTTAAGCGAAGAAGCTGCTTCTGTTTATCTAAATAATATGAACACTCTTTACAGGAAAGCTTTATGGAATGTTTCATTCTCCTATGGAAGAGCATTACAGCACTCATGCTTAAAGGCCTGGAAAGGAAGCGACGTTGAAGGAGGTCAAAAAGCATTAATAGCAAGAGCTCAAGCAAACTCTGAAGCTTCAAAAGGTGCCTATGTAGCAGGATCTCAACCATCATCTGATGAGCAACTGTTTGTAGCAGGGTATACCTATTAATTTGTCTGCATTCCAAAACAATAAATAATTGTTACAGGAGGTAAAGACAATGTTACACTTATTAGGTAGAGGAATAATGCCAGAATGGAATGATGAGAAGCACGACAGAGATGAGGTCTTTGCTTTTCTGTGTTATCGTGGAACTCATTATGCAAAAACAGTTTATATAGATTTCTGTATGGAGGGTCCTTCTTGGTTTCTAAATAATCCTAGAAAAGATGATCCTAAAATTAATACCTAACACACATCCAATACTACATGAAAGAGTAAAATCTTGTAGTAATGATTTAGATCGTCGTGAAATGTCTCGTATTCTGAGAGAGAATATGTTTCATTACGAAGGGATTGGACTGTCTGCAAATCAAATCGGTATTAATGAAAGAGTGTTTATTATGATGTTAAATATCGAAACAGAGGAAACAATTACTTGTTTTAATCCTCGTATTGTCAAAAGATATGAGGATGATATTTGGTTTGAAGAAGGATGCTTATCTTTTCCTGATGAGATTATAAACATTCAAAGACCAAATCGAATCGTTGTAAAATACGAAGATGAAGATAAAAAAGATCATAAAATAAAATTAGATGGTCTTGCTGCAAGAGTATTTCTACACGAGTATGATCATTTACAAGGAATTGTTTTTACTGAAAGACAATAAATAATCAAAAAGATAATGACCAGTTCGCCATTTGCAAAGCAAGTAACAAATAGAAATTTTCTCTCTGGAGTAGCGTTCAAATTTAATTTGACAAAGTTTCCAAAGGTTGACTTTTTCTCAAATTCTGCTAGAATACCAGAGTTGAACCTTGAACTTGCAACTCAAACATCATACCTAAAAAATATTGATGTACCTGGTGAAAGACTAACATACGGAGATTTTACTCTTCGTTTCTTAGTTGATGAGAACATGGAAAACTATCTTGCAGTTTATGGATGGTTAAAGGGATTAGGTTTTCCAGAATCTGGAAAACAATTTCAAGAAATAATTACTGATTCTGATGGTCAAAGAGATCCAAAAGTAGCATTTTGTGATGGAACTCTAAGTATTCAAAATAGTAATTATAGAGAGGTTGCTAAAGTAAAATTTAATGACCTATTTCCAATATCTCTTACTTCTTTAGAATTTGATGCAACAAATACTGATGTACAATTTTTCACAGCAGAAGCAACTTTCAAGTATACAATATACGACTTAGTAAGCAGCATTACATGAATCTTGAACAAATTCAGGAGATGTGGGAGAAAGACTCTAAAATCGATCCTGATAATTTACATGATGAATCATTAAAAATACCTCAACTTCACTCAAAGTATTACACACTATACAATACAATTACTTTGTTACGTGAAAGAGCCAGAGAACAATATGCAAAGGTAAGATTAGAAAGATATAATTATTATACTGGAAAAGCAACTGCAGAAGTTTATGCAGAAGAACCATTTCCATATAAAGTTAGGGAGAAAGATGCAATTCAAAGACATCTGGAAGCAGATGATAAGATGAATAAAATTGATATGAAAATCAAATACTATGATATAATGCTCAAGTTTTTAGAAGAAATAATCAGAAATATATCAGGACGGACTTATCAAATCAAAAATGCAATTGAGTGGAATAAATTCCAAGCAGGTTATAATTAATAAATAACTTAGTAGATTTACTAATACAATGAAGCCAACTCCAAGAGAAACAAAAAAGATTCACGAGAATTACGAGAAAGTAAAGCAACATCTTATTGATGAGAAGTATGCAATAGATGCTGATTCCGCAGATAAAATTATCTCAGGTATGAGTCAGGATTGGTTTGATACAATTGTAGGATAATGAAATCCTTTAAACAATTCCAAGAGGAAATGGATAAAGATATGGTGAATGTGATGGGAGGATTAGGTGCTGGTGCTGCTCTTGCAGCGAAAGCGATACACGGAATTCGTAAGAAAACGACATCAATGAATACTGCAAATAAAGAATTAAATAAGAAAGTCAGTAATACAAGAAGGGGTTCATAAAACACGTCTAAATAATTGATATTGATCGATGTTATGTCGCATTTGATAATATCAAAAAAGAATGAAGTGCATCTTCAGATTGAGTCTGATATGCATGTTTATTATGAGTTAGCAGACTATTTCACCTTTGAAGTACCAGGTGCAAAGTTTATGCCAACTTATAAGAATAAGTATTGGGACGGAAAGATAAGGTTATTTAATATTCAGAACAATCAGATATATGTTGGACTTTTAGATAAGATTGTACAGTTCTGTAAAGACCATGAATACACTTATGAATTTGTAGAGAGTAAGTTCTATGGTTTACCATTTGAAGTAAATGATGGTATATCAGAAGAGGGTGTTAAAGATTATATGAATGCTGTAAGTAAATATAAACCTAGAGATTATCAGATACAGGGAGTACACGACGCTTTAAAATACAATCGTAGGTTATTGATATCTCCAACTGCTTCAGGAAAGTCGCTGATGATATACGGGATTGTGAGATATTACGTTGAAAGAAAATTAAGTATTCTGATAGTAGTTCCGACGACATCCTTAGTAGAACAGATGTATAAAGATTTTGAGGATTATGGTTGGGATGTTGGTTCATTCTGCCACAAGATATACGCTGGTAAAGAAAGAGAAACAGACTCTCAGGTAATTATTACAACTTGGCAATCAATCTATAAACTTCCTCGCAAATACTTTAATCGTTTTGGATGTGTGATTGGAGATGAAGCACATCAATTTAAATCAAAGTCATTAATATCTATAATGTCAAAACTTGATAATGCCAAGTATCGCTTTGGTTTTACAGGAACTCTTGATGGAACACAGACACATAAGTGGGTATTAGAAGGATTATTTGGACCATCATATAAAATTATTAAGACTGATGAATTAATGAAGAAAGGTCACGTTGCTACATTAGATATCAATGTGCTTCTATTGAAACACTCACCAAATAAATTTGAAACTTTTGAAGATGAGATACAGTATATTATTGGACACCAAAAGAGAAATAACTTTATTAAAAATCTTGCCCTCGATCTCAAAGGTAATACATTAATTTTATTTGCAAGAGTTGAAGGACACGGTGAACCCCTATATAATTTAATACAGGAGAGCAATGTACTTGAACAACGACAAGTCTTCTTCGTACACGGAGGAGTTGCAACAGAAGATCGAGAAGAGGTTCGCTCAATTACAGAAATGGAGAGTAACGCAATCATTATTGCCTCTTACGGAACCTTCTCAACAGGAATCAACATTAAGAACCTTCATAATGTCATCTTTGCTTCCCCATCTAAATCTCGAATACGAAACCTTCAATCAATCGGAAGAGTCTTAAGAAAGGGAAACAATAAAACAAAGGCAACTCTATATGATATTGCCGATGATATTAGTTACAAATCAAGAAGAAATTATACACTCAATCACCTCATTGAGAGAATAAAGGTGTATAATGAAGAGAACTTCAATTATGACATTGTAAAAATACCATTGAAAAATTAATGTTTAAACAAGGTCAAATTACAGTTATTGATAATTTTATAGATATTGATTATCAAGAAAAAATTAAAAGAGAATTGATTGGTGGTTTTGATTCAAAGAAAAATTATCATGATAGCAACTTTCCTTGGTTCTATATTGAAGATGTAACAGCAGCAGGTGATTCTGATAGTCAACATAGACCTGGTTTAGGTCATCAATATGTTGAATTTGATGATGTATCTCCTGGTATTGTTGTAAGTGAACATCATGAACTGATGATACCTATGTTAAGAAAAGTAGGTTTCACAGTGGGGATACGTGATGTAAAAGTTCTTCAAGGACGTTCATTTTTACAATTTCCTGTAAAAGAAAGAGGAGAAATAGATCTTCCACATATTGATATATGTAATAAGATTCATATAGTTGGACTTTATTATGTGATGGATAGTGATGGAGATACAGTAATATATAACGAAAGAAAAGAATCTGAAACATATACCATAAAAGAAAGGGTAAGTCCAAAACAAGGTCGAATGGTTATATTTGATGGTGGATTATTTCATGCAGCGGAACAACCCCTAAATAATACTAGATGCATTATAAACTATAATATAGAATAATGGGAGAAGAATTTCACGCAGTCCTAAAACTTATTACAGGAGAGGAAATCTTCTCACTTGTCTCTGTTGATGAAAATGATGGAGACTCTATTATTATGCTTTCAAATCCTGTCATTATGAAAATGCTTTCAGGACCTCATGGTACATATGTTAAAGTTAAACCTTGGTTGGAGTTACCAGATCAAGATTTATTTTTAATTAAATATGATAAGATTATTACTATGTCAGAAGTAAATGATAAAAAAATGATTGATTTCTATACAAGATATTT